ACGGGGTGGAGAAATTCGCCACCGGCATCAGGGCCGACACCATGCAAATGCTTGGCAGCCGTCAGGGTGGCGATGGCGAACAGCGCCAGGCTGCCCCACAGCGCCAGCAGCGCCCGGCTGCAGCGCCCGCGAACACAGGTGGTGCAAGTGACGGGTTTGATGACATGACCGACGACATTCCATTCATTTCGGCGTCTATGGCGCACGACATGACCGACAGCATTACAGGCAGGATGCGCCGCTATGACTACTAAATTTCAATCCGAACAATCACGCGCCCGCTTGCAACAGATGCGCCATTTGTTGCGCAAAACCCCGATGACTGTCGTTGAGTTGGCTGGGGTCTTGCAAATGTCTGCGCCACACGCCAACCACTACGTCCGGCACCTGCGCGACATGGGTGAAATCAAAGTCATAGAACAAAGGCTGGTTGGTCAGTTCAACACGCCAGCAAACGTCTGGGGGGTGATCGTCAAGCCTGCCTCAAAGCCAAAAGCTGGCAAAGCCAAGATGATCAACGCACCGCGACCAGGCGTGCACACGCTCACGCGCTGGATCGGTGGCAACCCGTTTGAAAGACTCACAGCATGAACCACATTGATGCAATGAAGCTGGTGCTGGAGAACTCGCAGCCATCACTCATGTCGCCGGGATGGACCTTTGTCCGCAACGAAGCCATCACCGCCCTGCGCGAAGCACTTGCAGAGCAGCCAGCACAAACAGACTGGGAAGCTGTAGCAGCCGACCAAGCCTTGACCATTGCGCTGTTGAGGGCAGAGCAGCCAGCACAGCAGGAGCCTGTGTATTTCTGCGATTACGGGTACGAGGGCTGGGGAAAAGTCGATGCAGCTATGGCTGCCGAAAATCGTGCTTGCGGCATGACCGTCGAGGCTTATTACACCTCCCCACACCCAGCACAGCGCAAGCCGCTGACGGATGAGGAAATTGACGCAATAGGCGCAAAGATTTTCAGCGCAGACTTTCTTGATGTTGAAGAAATCCACGCAAACCGCGACATAGCTCGCGCCATCGAAGCCGCCCACGGCATCAAGGAGTGACATGCCAGGCAACAAGAAACCCCGCAAGGCCTACCGTCGCAAGTACGCCAAGGGCACGCTGCCGATCACCATCCGGCAAAGCTCCGAGGCAGACACGGCGCTGCAGCTGGTGCCGCACACCGAGCTGGAAAAACTGCGCGACGGCACCGCCGACGAGTACACCGCCAACACCATGGCCTTTCGCCTGAATTGGGGCTACGTCATGGCGGGCGAAGTTTTCGACAACCCCGAAGTCCGCGCCGACATGGAGCTGGCGCTGGCCGCGATCCGGTCAGTCAAGGCAAGGCACGAACGCACCGGCAAATGGGGCACGACCGGGCCTGAGTTCATCCAGATGGGCGAAGGCCTCAAGCACACAGACGCCATGCAAATGGCAGCGACCAGGCGCGAACAGCACGAGGCGCTGGCTGTCATGCACGCTGTCAACGTTTTTAAAAGCAAACAGAAAGAACCCGTATGAGCAACCCGAACAGCTACCGAGAACTGGAACTCCTTGTGATCCGATGGGCCGAGGCTCGCAAGATCATCCCGAACAGCACGGCCAAGGCCCAAGCGCAAAAGACGCTGGAGGAATGCGGCGAGCTGCTGGAAGCGGCCACCGTCCTCAAGACACTGATCGACACCGGCATCCCCAGCACTTCGAAGATTTACGCCCACTGGCTTGAGAAATACCGCGATGCCGTGGGCGATGTGCTGGTGACGATCATCAATGGCTGCGCCTTGGCCGATGTGGACGCGGTGCAATGCCTGGGCTTGGCCTACGACGAAATCAAGGACCGCAAGGGCACGCTGATGCCGGATGGCATTTTCGTCAAGGAACAGCCGCAGACGCTGGCCCTGAAAGTGGTGGGTGAAGCCGTATGAGCGCCTACACCTGGCCAGATGGCACACGCAAGAGCCAAGGCAACGCATTCAACTGGCGATGCAAGCCCAGCATGTTGGCCAAGCCGACAGCCGCCGAGAAAGTCTCCTTGGCCAAGACCCTTGCACCAAGCCCCGGGCGGTCGATCACGGTCTACAGCCGGGCGAAAAGTGCGGCATGAGCGACGAAAGCCTGATTGCCGAACTGGAACAGGAGAACCGCCTGTTACGCGCCCGCAACGACCGACTGGAGCGCGAGCTGGCCGATCTGTCTGAGGCCGTGGCCAAGCGCCTGGAGCAAGCCGGGGCCGGGATGCAGGCCGGTCTGATCCGTGAGGTGTTTATCCAAAAGAGCCACCCTTGATATGAAATTTTTGGGGCTTTGCCGTGCGCCCATGAGCGCGGCACAAATAGGAGAAAGTTATGACGACAGCAGAAGCAACGCAAAATGAAATCAGCCCGGAAGATCAGGCATTCCTTGCCAAAGAAGAAAAGCGCCAGCAGCTCATGGGCCGCATTCTTCAATCAGCTGGGGAGATTTCCAATGGCGAGTTAGACGGAGAGGATTTGTATTACCTGATCCTTGAAACCGCTGCGATGGCCTACCTTGTGAAAAAACCTTTGACCATGCGTTTTGAGGAAGAAATCAAGCGAATGGCCCAAGAAATTGAATGGAAGATTCAGTTTGCTGAAGAAGCAAAAGAAGCCATGACATTTCAGATCATTCACAAGCGCGACAAGTTTTTTGCCTGAAATGCAATACGTCATCGGCCAGAAACTGATCTGGCAGAGAAACAACAACCACGACAAACCCGAAGAAGTCACCGTGACCGAACTGCGCAAGCGCGGCCAGGCCAAGCTGTCAAACGGGTGGGTCGTGGATCAAGACGGCTATGCCGAAGGAACCGCCCGCGTGCCGGGTGGCTTTGTGACAGCGTTGGAGCACCAGCATGAAAACCATTAGCTCCAGAGGCGAACACAGGCTGAACTTAGCGGCCAACCTGATAGCGACAGACCCCGCCCGCTTTGGCTTGCCAACACCGTTCAAATTCGGCAGCAACAATCCAGCCAGCGTCAAAGGCGTCATCGACAAGATGCAGCCTCGACACAAGGAGAATTTGAGGTCTTGCGTGGATTGGGCCGAGGAATACGACGTGGCCCAGATTGCGGCCTAACCAACTTTGAATCCAACCAAGAGCCACCCGTGAGAAACCTGACCGAGTTGTGGAAGGCCTACATCGCAGAGCAGCGCGAGCTGGTGAAGTCGCAAGACCCCGCCGCGCTGTCTCCGCGCACGATCCGCGACTACACCAAGATGATGGAGCGCCACGTCCTGCCCGAGTTTGGCAGCATGAAGCCCAACAGCTTCAAGGCCACCCATGCCGCGCAGTACATCCGGGCACAGCGCCTGGCCGGGCGACCGATCCGCGGCAACCGGGAAATGTCCTGCCTGGGGTCTGTGTTCGCCTACGGCATGTCGGTGGGCGCGTGCGACTCCAACCCCTGCAAGGGTGTCCGGCGAAACAAGGAACGGGCACGCACCCGGTCGGTGAGCATTGCCGAGGTCAACACCCTGCTGGACATTGCATCGCAGGGCACGCATGGCGGCTTGCTCATGGTCTCGCTGATCGCCGTGACTGTTGCCCTGACCGGGCGCAGGCGGGGCGAGGTGCTGGGCCTGCCGGTCGAGGCCCTGACCGATGAAGGCATCGAGGTGGTGGACACCAAGACCCGGCGGTATGGTGAGCGCCGCTACCTGGTGCGCTGGTCACCCATGCTGAAAAGCGTGATCGAAAAGGCCAGGGCGCTGCGTCCAGGGACCGGCTGGGTGTTCCCGACCCGGTACGGCAACCCCTACGCTGACGGGTCGTTTCGGCGCGAGTGGGCCGTGATGATGAACCTATACGAGAAGGCCACGGGAGACCGATTCCGCGCCCATGATCTTCGGGCGCTGTATGTCTCCACCATGCTGAACCGGGGCCAAGACCCCAACACGCACCGCAGCGAGGCCACCATGCGACGCGTATACGACCGCAGGCGCGTGATCGAGGTGGACCCGCTGGCGTAAGCTACCTGCAAGGCACCCCCAGGCGCGAATTTTGGCTTTTGTCGATGACCCCCGACCGGAGCGCGGAAAAATGAAAAATCCCCCGCTCGATCAAGACCTTATCAATGGGCCACGCGGCTACAACATTCGCGCTCTGTGGGGTAGTTTCAAAGGCTTACCGCACCAGGCACGCCAGTCATGCAGGCTACCTACTTGGTAGCCCGGTTCCTTGCCGGGTCGTATTGGCGGCGCAGATTCTTGAGCCGGTTGTCGTCCTCTGCGTCCATTGCGGCGTCGTGTTCGGCCATGGCCACACGGTCAAGCTGACTGAACAGCTGCCTGTTGCTTGCGGCAGCTATGCGCTCGGCTCGCACCGTCTTTGACGCCTCAAGTATCCATGCGAACCTGCTCAGACCGCAGGCGGGGTCGTACTCAGGGAGTGCCATCCTTCATGTCCCCCCCTGCAAGGCGTTCTTGGGCGGCTTGATACCCGGCCCGGCATTGGTCGAGGGCAGACTGTAGTCGGGCGGCGTCCCGAGCAAACCAGATAAGAAATTCAGCATCTGGCCTTGCCAGTCCCTGACCGGTGCATCCAACACCAGGTCCGGCAGCCTGGGGCACACCAGCTGTGTCGGTGGCGCGGGCTTCGGGGCGGTTGCGCAGCCCGTCAAGAGCCAAAGCGTGATTGCGATTGATGCGAGCAACTTCATTGCGTGCTTCCTTTCTCAGCGTGTCGATCTGTGCCTGCAGGCCGCGCTGGGTGGCCAGGGCCTGTTCCAGGTCGCTGGCCCGCTGTTGGGCCTCTGATGCCTTGGCCACGTCCCAGCGGGCTTGTACACGGTCCCTGCCTGCCTGGTAGGCCGTCAGGTGTGACCAGCCCAGCAAGGCAGCAAGGGCCAGGGCGATCCACAGGCGGGGTGAAAGCAAGATGGCGATCATTGGGTGCCCATGCACTGTCGGTGTTCAGCTTGGCGGCGTTTGGTGAGGCCTGGAAGTGGCTGGCCCTTGAAGCGATCCCAGCGCAACAGTTCAGCGCACGCGCCGGGATAGTCGAAGGCCTTGAGTTTGCGCACCAGGGTCGAGCTGCAGGCGGCAGGCGTGCCCACGTTGTAGGCCCAAGACACGATGGCGTCCCACTCATGTTGGTGCATGGGCACATCCCCGATGCACTTGCGCAGGTCGCGCTGGAAGTTTTCTGCGTGCTGGCCCATGCGGATCAGGGCGCGGACCGGATCGGTCTTGTCGCCAGGCTTCACCCCATGGGTGTCACCAAATCCAATGGTGGGCACGTCACCCTTAACCGGGATGTAGGCTGTTTCCCGGTAGCCCTCATGCACTGCAAGGCCGATCAGCGCCGCAGCACTGAGGGAGAGGCCAGCAAGGCGAATACGGCTCACTTGTCGCCCCGCACGTCCTTGTAAATCACATACAGCTTGTGGCCAATCATCAAGACGGTGTAGATCAGCGTGGCCCAAAGGAGGATTTCGGAGACCTGGTACCCAGCAACGGAGGCGATGGACACTGACACTGGTGGGGCTGCTTTGGCCGCAAGGGCAATGCCCGATTCTGTTGCGTGGTGCGTGGTGCTCACTTCATGGTCCTTCACATCTTGGTCTCTTTGGGCGCAAAGCGCCCCGCTGGGTAGCTATTGTCTCCGCAAGTTGACACTTTTCAAACCGTCATGAGGGTTTGGGGTACTTGGCTTTCACGGCAAGGCAGGCGTCAATGTAGGCCTGCACCTGCGCCTGGTCGCCTTTGACGATGCCGTCGAGGTAGTCCGTCATCGGCGGGTACTCTGCAGCCCGTTGCGCCTGGTAAAGCAACGGGTCCGTGCTCACGGCGAGCCAGTCCGCATATTCCGCGTCGTTCATTTCGCGGACCTCATCGTTGATTTGAATCAGTGGGCGTGTCATATCAGTTCACTCCGTAAACGTAGATCGTGCCAACACCAGTAAAGGTGCTCGATGGCGCGGTAATTCTGAGGGCGTTCACCGCACCGGTTGTCGGCATGGTCAGATTGCCAAAGCCCCGTGTTGCGGCCTCGCCCTGCCACTCAACTAGCTTGTCAGCAGAAGTGATGTTTGCAAGGCTGACCGCTGCCTTGAATGAATGAATTGTGGTGGTACCGGAAACACTGCTTTCTGATGTCCAGTTCGTTCCGTTGTTTGCGCTGGCGGCAAATGACAGATTGCTGTTGCCGTTCAAAACAGCTTTTGTCCCGAGAATGATGAGTTCCGAGGAGGCCTGCAAACCGGTGACGACAACAGTTGAAGCGCCGTTGGTTGGTGTGACGGTGGCCAGCAAAGCCATGCCGTTGGGTGGCAGTGGTGAAGAAGGCAAAACAGCCCACGCCGAGAACGTGCCAGACCCGCCGACGTTGGCAGCGTTGGTGACGCTGATTGTCATGGCCCCGGTGCCGCTGTTGAAGGCCGTCACCGCGCCGACCATGTAGTTGGCTGGCGATGCCGTGCTGACCACCTGCACATACTGGCCGACCACAAAGCTCTTGCCGGTCTGCGCCAGAGTGAATGACTTGCTGCCGGTACCAATCGACACGCTGCTGGTGGACGTGGCTTGTGTGCCTGGCGCGTTGATCGCTGTCAGGGCACTTGCAGACGCAGAGGCCGCGCTTGCAGCGGCTTCTTGAGCCTTGGTGACTGTGTTGCCAGCAATCGCCACCACTTGCGCCAGCGCGGGCACAAAGCGGGTGCGGTGGCCACCATCGGCCAGGCCGGTTGACGGATTAGCATCATCGCTGACAGTGGAGCCGTTGCCTCCAACAGCGGGATCAAAATAAACTGAGGACATTACAAAAGCTCCTTGACTTCAAATGACACGTTGTAGGCGGTAGGCTGCGTCTGCGCGATTGGCGTCAGCTGGTTGAGCCTGCCGAGGTAACTGATGAGCGGCTGGCGTGACAGGTTTTCGCCACCGTCAGGGATGATGAGCACCTCGCCACTGATACCGGCGACGCGCTGCAGGTCAAGGGCAAAGCTGTAGGTGTCCTTGTCCTCGATGTACTCCAAGCCAAACTTCATCACCCGGAACTTGGGCCGGATGTCGAAGTACTCGGCACCGCTCAGGCTTCTGTCCACCGGGGTGATGTCCTGGTAGCCGAAGTCCGCGCCGTATGCGTAGTTGATGGCGGGCGTCCAGCCGCGAGCCAGGAACAGTCGGCCAATCTCAATGTAGCCGTCTGGGTTGTCCACGTCGAACACTTCGACGCGCCAGTATTGCGCCGTGTCCGGCTCGGGCATCTTGTTGATGAAGGGGGACTGATACTGGTCGCGCTGTTCTTGCGTCAGCGTGCCAAGCCAGAAGTTGTCCTGCTCCCACTCCAGCAGCTCGGGCACCACGATGCCATTGGGCCACACGTCGATGTAGGGGCTGACGTAGATGCGCGGCTCGGCCTGCGTGATGAAAGCGCCCCAGGCGTAAATGCTCTTGCCTCCAAACACTTCAAATTCGTAGCGCACCACCGTGTTACCCGCACTGGTGCCAGTCCCTGAAAGGGTCAACAGCCACCATCCGTTTCCAGCGTCAACCGACCATGCCGTGATAGATGACGCGGTGCCGGTGATCGCTGAAACCTCGCCAGTTAGCAAGTCAATCGAGCACGATGCGGTTTGCGTTGTGCCGCCTGTCATCCATGTGATCTTGGTAGCAGCAGCGCTTGTCGATCCGGCTTGCAGGTAGATGTTGTGAGTGACCGTTGAGGTGCCAGGCAGGCTTATTTGTCGGTAGACGTTGGCCTCTGTCGTTGCCGTCCCCAGAATCTGCGCTGCGGTCGAGCTGCCATCGGGTGCAAACACGTTGCTGGTGTTGGGCGTCACCGACACATTGCCCTTGGTCCAGGCGGCATTGCTGAAATCATTGGTGAACGTGGTGAACAGGTTGGCCAGGGACGCCGCCGTGGCCGCGCCCGTGATCTGGATGCGCCCCGTCACGCTGATGTTGTGGTTGACCAGCGCCAGCACGCCAATCGGCCTACCCTGCTGCAGGTCGATGTCAAACCGGGTCGAGGTCAGGGCTGCGTTGCTGGTGCGTGCGACCTTCTGCAGCTGTCGGTTCTGCATGTTGGTGATGGGTAGGCTCGACAGCCAAGAGCCGCCCGACAAGATGGCTTCGTCAGCTCGGTTCTGCCACGCCAAAAAAATGTTTGCCATCTCAGCCCCACAAAGTCAGTTCAAACAGGTAGCCACGCATATTGCTCTTGACTCCGATTATCAGGAATTTCTTACCTGCGTTCATGCCGAAGCGGTTGATCTGCAGCGTCACGATGTTGCCCAGGTCGAGAATCGACGCAAGCTGCGCATCGACCCGCACGGTCAGCTTGTAGATGTCGCGGCGCTCCTTGTAGATTGCCAAGCGCCTGGCGGCTTCGTTTGCCGCGTCACCCTTGTTCACCAGCACGGTCGGGAATTCAATTTCCGGGCTGAGTAGGTTGGCCGTCTTCACGGTGGCGTCACTCACCTCTTGGCGGCGGTATTCCTCGGCCACCAAGGTCTTGCGGGCCACGCTGACCGATGTGTTCAGGTCAGGCTGCACGGTCTGCATCTTCTGCCAGCCCAACTTCACCTTCCATGAAGGCACGCCGACACCGGCATCACGGCTGGCGATCCGCTCGATCTGGATGATCTCGACCGTTGTGATGGTGCCCAAGGACGTGCCGGTAGGCAGCACGATCCGGCCAATGCGAAAGTTGCCGTTGATGTCGGTGCCGTACCAGGCACCCACGCTGGCGCAAAGCTCGTCAAGCAGTTCCAGCGGCGTCACGTCGCTGTTTGAGCCTGCATAGACGCCGACCTGGTAGCTCACCGCAGCATCGAGCGCCGCGATGTCCGAAGAATTGATTTGTGAAGACAGAACGCCCGCCTTGAGCAAGATCGCCTGAAACAGTTGGCCAACAGTCCGGGTTGCGCCCTGCGTCACGTCAGCCGTCACGGTACCGGTCGGGTTTGAGCCAAGCCGGATGAAGCATCCCAGCGTTGCATCGTTCCAGACCCGGTACTGGTTAGCACTTGGGGAGTTCGCTTCCATGTCGGCCTGCGAGCTGTAGGCAGCGCCAGCCGTGAGCAAGGCCCCCCGGTCATAAACGCCGTTGACCGACACCACCTGGCCGCCAGTGTGGATCTGATAAATGAAGCGCGTGGTGTTCACGCAGGGTGGGGAAATGTTGAACACCTGGCCATACACCAGGGGCTTTGGCCTGCCCTTCAAGTCGTCGTCGTTGCCCTCAAGCCCGGCAGGCAGCACGTTGCCGCCCGCGTAACGGACTTGTTGCAGTGGCGTGGCCAGGTCCAGCAGTCGGTCACGGATGCGAACGGCCACCTCTTGCCATGACAGTTCGACCTGTTCCATGCTGCCGACCAGGATGGTTGACCAGGCGTAGGTCAGCTGATCGTTTTGCAGCGTGCCCAGGCGAATCACGATGCGTCGGCCCGAATAGCTGTAGCCAAGCATGTAATCCAGCCCGCCGTCGTTGTTGACCAGCGTGGTCTCGCCATAGCCGATCTGGCTGCGGCCAAATGTGCGGGCGTTCTGGAAGCACTCGCGCTGCACGCTCGGCGGCACCTTGATGCGGGCCTCGTAATAGGCGTTTGCGCCGCCGGTCAGATCGAGTTCCATCCTCATGCCGGATGGCACCAGCTGGCCGGTTGTCAGCTGTTGCAGCTGGGTATTGGTCAGCCTGGTCGGCCAGTACATCACCCGGCGCAACCAGCCGTTGAGGTAGGCGCTTGATGTGGCAGGCTGCCCGCCCAGCTCCATGCGGTTGACTGTGGGCACGCCAGAAGGCGTTACAGCGGAGTTCAGCACGCCGTTGGTGTACTGCGCACTGTCGCCACTCTTGAGCGCCATCGCAGATCGGTGCACACCAACACCGCCGGTCACAGCCGCTGGGTTGGTCGAGACACCAGCAACAGTGATACGGCCCCCAATGGTCGTTCCGCCAACAATGGTCAGTCGGTTGTTGACTGTGCCGTCCGTGATGCCAACCGGGATCACCACATCGGTAGTGCCTTGCTGCCACTCGGCAAACAACGTGCCCTCCGCGCTGTTGTACCAGGGCGTGAAATTTGACCCGCTCATGACAATCGAATCGACGTTGCGCGTCACTGCCGCGCCTGCCGTTGGAATGAATGAGGTAGCGGACAACCCAGCTTCCAAGTTGGCAAACTGCACAGTTCCCGTCACAGTCAGCGTGAGGGTGCCTGCTGTTGGCGTAAATGTCAGTGTGGAGCGCGTTGGATAGGCTCCCAAACCAACCAGCGACCCCGAAAATGCGCCCGACATCGTGACTGTTCCTGCGCCGTAAAAGCTCAGGGTGTACGCGGTAGCCGTGACCGTGACGTTTTGCGTGGCCAAGTTATTGCCGTTGAGCAAGCTGTTGAGCAACACGTTGGTGCGAGATTCCTCAATCAGCAAGCCATTGATTGACTTGGTTGTTGGGTTGTAGTCAAAGCGCGGCGTGTTAGATGCAACAGTCTCAATTAGGCCAAGCCTATTGATGCGCGTGGCCTCGCCTGCCCTGATGACGGTGAAACGCGAGTCCAGAGTGGGGTCGCCAAGCGGTGCGCCAGCTGTGGCAAAGCCCTGCGTGGAAAAGCGCAGCGTGCGGGTGCCGTAGATGGCCGGGTCGTAGCCATCAATTTCAGCGACAACGATTTGTTCAAGCATTACAGACCACCAATGTTGTAAGCGTACTGTGGCGCGGAGCCGTCATAGACCAGGCTCTGCGCCGCTGTTGCCGCCGCCTCAGCTGCTGCTGCTGCTGCCGCTGCCGCCGCCGCTGCCGCCGCCGACGATGCCGCGATGCCTTCCAAGTTGCCGTTGATGGCCGTCAGCGTGGCGTTGCTTTGGTCCAGGCTTGAGGCCATTTGCAGCGTGGCGTCTGCCGTGGCCATCGCTGGGTCAAGAATGTTTTGCAGCACGGCCACTTGCGGCGCGGACTCCACCAGCTCGGCCAGCGTGGTGTCGTTTTCCTTGATGTAGTCGGCCAGCCCGGCAAACTGCGGGGCAAGGTTCAACAGGGCCACCAGCTGCTGGCGTCCTGCATCTGTCTCAACGTCACGCGACTCAACGAGTGCCCGGAAGTCCTCGCGGGTAGTCAAGTTGGTCGTGTCGATGCCGACCGATTGCAGCGCGTTGGCCACGTCGCGGGCCAGCATCCCAGCCTTTTCGTCTTGGCTGTAGTATTCCTCGATGAACGATGCGGCTTTGCCCATCAGGGCGTCGATGCCACCGGCCATGCCGATCAGCGCCTCACGCGCTTCAATGGATGACCCGGCGATGGTCGAGAAGATGCCGCCTAGCTGGTTGATGGACTCGCTGAACGTCTGCAAGACCGACAGGCGTTGCAGTGTCTCGATCAGCTTTTCACCTTCCCGTTGGAATGGCACCAACAAAGCAGAGAACGACGACACCAGCACATCACCGTAGGCCGTCATTGCATCAGCGATGGCCTGCTTATTCTTTTCGGCATCGTCAGTCAGCGAAATCTTCATGTAGCTGCTGACGTTGGCCAATGACTCAGCAGGCAGCTTTAAAACCTCGGCGAAGTGCTTGACTTGGGAGTAAATTGCCAGCGAGCCAACCGACAAGGCCTCGCCCATTTCAGAGTCAAGGTCGCCATACTTGGTTTTGTCGCTTCTGAACCAGCCGCCGCGATAGAACTGGTAGCTCTGGCCAGCAAAGTTGCCACCGCTGAAATTCCCCTCGATGCCTTGGTCGGTCAGCTTGCGACCGAAGGCGCGATTGACCAGACCACTGACAGCGCCAGCAATCAAGCCACCCAGCGGGCCAGCAAGGGCACCGGCCACAGCTGATCCAATGTCCTGCATGGTGCTCATGCCGCTGCTGATCTGGTAGCCGCCACTGATCGCACCGTTGGCCATGCGGCCAAGGCCGTACCCAGCAAAGGCGTTGCCAGCCATGCCCAGGTATGCGCCATAGGTGCCCGAGTTCATCATCAGGTTGGCACCAAAGTCGCCGCCAATGCTTGCACCCAGGTTGCTGATCCCGGACGTGGCTGCATTGGTAATCATCGACCCGTTCAGGAAGTTCATGCCGCCTGAAATCAGGTTCGACAATCCGACCCCGCCGCTTGCCCCGCCGGTCGATGCCGATGCGTTCATGCCCATGGAACTGAGCACCGTGCCCGCCATGCCCTGCGCAATCGGCTGAATGATCGGGCGCAGCACCAGCGTCTTGAACATGTTGACCGCCACCTCGCGCAGGTTCTCAAAGAAGCCCTTGCCGGACTCGAAGCCGCGCATCAGCGCATCCGTCAGGCTGGTCTCGATGTTCTTGGCGGTCTCAGCCCATTCGTCCTTGACCGCTTTGGCCGCTTGCAGACCCGCGTTGTCCTCCACCAGGTCAGCACGCTGGCGCAACAGTCGGGCCTGTTCATTCAAGGCTTCGTTACCCTCTACGTTGGCGGCTGCCCACTCAAGATCAGACGCACGCGAACGCATCACGGCCACCTCACGCGCACGCACTGCGTCCTCTCCAAGGCGCAAAACGTCGTTTTGCTCCATCAGCTTGACGTTGCCCTCGCGCAGCGCCTCGACCTCTTTCCATTCGGCTTCGGTCAGCTTGGCGGAGTGCTCGGCCACCTTGCGCTTGGTCTCGGCAAGGTCTTTGTCGGCCTTGATGCGCTTCTCAGTCTGAATCAGCAACTCAAGCGATGCCGTCAGCGCCACCTTTTCAGCATCGGTCAGCTTGATGCGGCCATGTTGCAAGTCCTGCATCACTTTCAGTGCGAACTGCTCAGACTTGGTGAGGCTTTCCGTGGCGTTTTCGTTGACGATCAGCGCAGCAGTCTGGTCCTCAATGCTGTCCATCAGCTTCTTGACTTCGGCGGCGCGTTTGATTTCGGTCTCTGCCGCCTTCTTGGCCGCGTCCGTTTGCTCCTTGGTGGCAATCGTGGACCTCAACGTCGCGGTTTCGGCTTGGCCGTGCCGTCCGGTCAGTCTGGCAATTTCGTTGGCGTTCTCACCAGCCGACAGGCTGTGATTTCTGAGAGCGTCACGCTGTTGCAGCACGCGGTTGGTCGCGCCCACCACGCCAGTGGTGAATTTGTTGTGGGCCTCAAGGCTGGCCTTGTTCTCGGCGGTCACCTTCTTGTAGGCGTCAGACAGGCCTTCCAGACCACCATCGGCAAACGCCTTGGCCAATGTCGCCACGTCCACAAAAGACTTGCCAATGGCGCGGACCATGTAAGCCAGCTCGGCCCCCACCACGATTAGCGTTTCAAAAATGGTGCCCAGCACCTTGATGGCGATTCCGGCAATGTCCACTTGGTCGGTCGTGCCCTTGGTGGCATCGCTCCACGCCTTGAACACCGCCGTGATCTGTTTCACCCAATCGGCCAAGCCGCCAATGACCTCGGCCAGGCTGCCCGTTGCATTGGAAGCGCCATTGAGTTCAACAGCAAACACCGCCACGTCGTTCTTGAGCCGCTGAAACGCGCCGCCAACGGTGTCGGGGATGCCTTGGGCCTCTTGCTTGAGCTGGGCCAGCGACTTCATGAGGGCGTTGCCCACCACGTCCGCCGTCAGCTTGGACTCGCTGCCCATTTCCTTGAGCTTTTCAATCGGCACGCCCATGCCATCAGCCAGAGCCTTCATGAAACGCGGCGAAGCCTCTGCGATGGATCGGAATTCGTCGCCGGACAGCTTGCCCGACGCCATGGCCTGCGCAAACTGCAAGGTGGCGCTGGCCGCTTCCTGCGTGTTGGCCCCGCCCACGCGCAAGGCCAGGGCAAAAGACTCGGTGATCTTGGTGGTCTCAGCGGTCGTACCGCCCAGGCGCTTCACCGGCTCATGCAGCTTGGCATAGAGCTGGGACATTTCCTCAAGCCCGATGCTGTTCTGCTGCGCTATTCGGTAGACATCCTTCTGCACCGCCAGGTACTCACTCTCGCTGGTGGTGACCAGCTTGAGCCGGGCAGACGTGAGGGCCATGGCGTCAGCGGTCTTGATGAACGCGCCAGCCAGGTCCATGGCCTTGTCGATGGCAAAGAATCCAATTAAAGCGTTGCGGGCCTGACTGGCAATGTTCTTGATGCCGTTGAGGGAGCCGCCGACTGTTTGCTCGGCTTGCTGCATCTGCGAGCGGAGCTGTGCCGTGTCAGCCGCGATGCGGATCAACATTTCACTGACAACAGCACTCATACTCAGCCCTTCTTCTTGCTTGCACGCCGCACAAATACGGAATCAAGCTCGATTATCGTGTCCAACTCCCAGGCTGTCAGCCGCACGCCGTAAAGTCGCTGCCAGGCTTCAATCTCTTGGAGGCTGATCGCGCTTGCACCGAATCCGGCTGGACGTGATCTGGCAATTTGAGTGAAGGCCGTCCACACGGTCAGGCCTTCCTTGGGACACTCGTTGAACAGTCGATCATCAACCCGACCAGTCCCCGCAGCGCGTTGCAGGTGGGTGCGAAGTGGTGCACCATCCCCCTGCAACTCCGACAATTCCGCCTCGGTTGAGGCGAATTCGATCAGGCGCTTGCGGAGACCCGCGTAAAAGCCTCAGCGTCGTCAAACGCCTCTTTGATGGCCTTGCGGAACCACGCACGCTTTTTGTCGTACAGCAGGCGGGTCACGTTGTCCTTGGTGCAGGGCAGGGTCTCGCCGTTGAAGGCCACACCACGCCAGGCCAGCACGCAATCGGCCAAGAGGTCGTTTTCTTCGGCCTCATCCTCGACCGGATCGCCAAATTCCATTTTGCCGGTCTTGGCCAGCTGCTTGCGCACCTTGCGCTGCTTGTCGAAGGCAAAGCGCTTGCGCTTGCTGTGCTCAGGCCCGGCCATGGTCACGAAGATGGGCAGGGGCTGGCCGTTGCGCTTGAGCTGGATTTCAGCGGATTCCACGTCCTCGACTGTTGCCAAGTCGAAAACCTCGGGGGCGGCGGTGTCGCCGGTTTGATGTGCTTGCATTTTTAACCTCGCAGGTAGTTACAGAAATTTGCCCTTGCCCGACGCCTGCTCCACCTGCGAGATGGAGACAGACGCCGGGTAGGTGCCAGGGATCAACCGCTTATCAGGCGGCAGAATCTTGCATCGAGAAGGTGGTCTTCTCGGTCTTGACGCCAGTGCCGCCAGCTGTGTTCAGCAGGGCCTGGAAGCTGAATGTCTGCACCAGACCGCCATCGCCGTCGTCTTTGTTGGCGCTGCCGACCTTGATGCGCGGCATGACCACGCTGACGAAATCGGCGGCGGCGGTGTTGTCGCTGGTGAACACGCCGATCAGGTCAATCTCGGTCTCGTTGATGAAGGCGTCACGCAGGGTGACGTTCTCAAAGTAGGCCGTGAACTGACCGGTGACGCTCACCTTGCCAGGGAACATCTGGGGGATGACGTTGGCACCCACCACAGGGTCGCCCGTGTAGTTGGCGTTGATTTCCACTGTCAGGCCGGTCACGGTGCCCACAATCGAGCCAGCGGCACGCAGCACGCCGTTCACGGCTGCCAGGGTGCCAGTGCTGGTGATGGCCGTGGGGGTTGTGAAGTACTGCGAAGTGGCCACGACGCCACCACGCTTGGCCAATGTGTCGGCCACGTCCTTGCCCATCACGTCAAACGCGACAGTGGCCAGGCCAGTGGGCGGCAGGCTCAAGCTGGCTTTTCCGATCTTGTTGCCCAGGAACAGCTCGGACTGAACGATGTCGGTGTACCAGTGTTCAAAGGCAATCGACTTGTCGGTGTGGCCGGTCGTGGGGATGTAGGTCTTCTTGCCCACCACGGTCACCGTGGCCGAAGCAATGGGGCCTTCTGCCACCAGGGCGCTGCCATTGAGCGGCAGCACGGTAGCAACAGTGGCCGTCAGGTCCGTCACCAGCAGGTTTTTGGCCGAGTTGGCGGCGTTGAAGCTGCCAGTCAGGCGGATCACGTCACCGACCTTCAAGCCACCGGTCAGGAAGTCGCCAGCGGCGCGAGTCACGGTGTAGGTCGGGCCGGTACCGGCAATGGTCAGCGACAAGCCGGTCAGGGCAGTCACGGCAGCGAAGTCACGCTTGAGCAGCACGCCGAACAGGTCGGCATAGGTCTTGGGCGACAGTTCGCCGGTCACCTGGCCCTGCACGCGGCGCACGCCATGACGGTAATCAGCGATCTGGAAGTCAGTTCGCTTTTCGTTCGCGGCGTAGGCCTCTTTGGAAAGGTCAATCGTGCTTTGCACACGGCGCAGCAACTGACCACCGGATTGGCCAGGGGCCTCACCGAATGATGTTTCGACCTTGTAGGCCAACTGTTTGAATAAACCGGCAGCAATATTCATTTCAAGACTCCTTCAAAAATTGTTTCAGATGGGCGTGCCCACCACCGTCATTGTCACTGGAATGATGGCAATCGCTTGCTCACCCATCGTCCCCTCGTCCGTTGCGATTTGACCCATTTCAACCTTGTGGCACAAGCCGCCAAACGTGCAGGCATTCACCATCAGATTGTCGGGCTTGAACACGTCACACAGGGCATCCATGATCGGGTTCATCAGCGGGCCAGGGTCTTTGCCTTTGGGGTCGCGGACATACAGGTAGATGTCGGCGCTCAGTTCCCAAATGATCGTTCGGCCAGGCTGGTACAGCGGCACCTGGCCTGTCTGGGCGAGGTAAATGGCGGGCTGCTGGGCAGCGGGCACATCATTGAAGTGTTCAAGGCGGCGCGAGAACGTGCGCACGCCGGGGATGGCCTTCAGCTTGTTGGCCAGCGTGCCGTAGTAGGTTTCGCGGGCGATGCTCATGCGCCACCTTCTGACGGAGTTTGTCGCTTGGCAAGAGCGTTACCAACAGCCTGCGCAACACGCGATTTAATTTCGCTTCGCATTTCGTTCATGCTGGATCGCAAGAAAGACCTTGCGGGCATATTGACGCGGCGAGTGTGTGCCCTGACAGTGTATGCGTCCCCGATCAGCTCCATTTTGCGCAGCCTGCCAAGACGCATCTTTCCGTTCTTGTCGTAGGTGGCTTGGCCGCGCACTTTGACGGTCAGCTTTTTGTTCCGAATTGACTCTTTGACGTTGACCGTTCCGTTGAAGCCAAATTCATGGATGCGGGCGTACTCGACATTGGTGCCCACACGGGCCTCGACACCAGTTTCTGTGTCGGTCATCCGGTAGTTGATGGATCGACGCAATCGCCCTGTTTGCACCTTTAATGGGTTACCGGATAGCTTGTTTCGCTTAATCCGAGCCGTCAGCTCGATTGCCACCGTGCGAATTTCTTTTTTCACGTCAGCAAACAGCCAACGGCGCACTACGTTCAGCTGGGTTTCCAGCTTCTTGGCGTTGGGGATGGAAACTTCAATCATGACAGGTGCAGCGTCTTGTACTGGTCCAGCACCCGGCGCACCGAGTCTGAAAAGTCGTCGTTGGTGAACGTGATGGACTCACCTGCCAGTGACTTGCTCGACACGCCGATGCGGTCAAGAGTCTTGTAGCGCAGCATCACCATTTCGCAGCAGGCAAGATCAACATCTTGCGGCACGTCAACCAGGCCCGCCGTGTAGGCAATCACCACGTTGTTCATGCCCTCGTCAAACCGGTACCCGGACAGCTTCACCGTGATGTCATCGAACGTGTAACCGTTGCCCAACGCGGTGGTGCGCAACGGGATCGGCTGGTCATTGATGGTTACGCTGGAAACGGCTGTCATCGGGAAATTGGAAACCGACATGCGGCGATTGCCGTTGCCGTCACGCACTTCGGTGTAGTTGGCCGACAGGAACGTGCGCGAGCAGTAGGTTTCTATGTTGGCGCTGGCGGCTTCGATCATGCGCAGCAACAGGGTGTCGTCCTCAAAGGATTCGACATGCCCGTATTGCTTGAGCTTGGCCAGCGTGGTCAGTGCCATCGTCTACCCCTTACTCAGCGCCTTCGGCGGCTGGGGCTTGCTTCTCGCCCTTGGCGGGGGTCGCATCGGTAAAGCCCCAGGTCTGCACAGCAACAGCTGCAGCCTCGGGCGGCACCTCAAACACGCCTTTCACGGCGTCGTATTGCTTGCCGTCGTGGGAAAACGACGTGATGCTCGGGTGCTTGATCTTTACGGTCTTGCTCATTTCATGCTCGCAGGTTGGACTTTGAAAAAATCCCCCCAGCCGTGAGACCGGGGGGAAATGGCTTCACCACTCCAAGGAAAAACTCGGGTGCTTAGACAGCGATGTTCTTCAACAGGCCAAAGGCCGGTGTGAAGTACATCTGCAGCAAACCGTCGGCGTACACACCGAACTCGAACTTACGAGTGCGGCGGGGCCATTCGATCTGGTAGTAGTCCTGGCGCATCTTCATCTGCGTCAGGCTGCCCACGTTGGAAACGGGGTAGGGCACGGTGTCAGACCAGAACATGATCTGGCCATCGGCCATATCGGGATGCACGCGCACAGCGATTTGCTGGTTGGTGATCTTGTTCAGGTAGGTGCCGATCACGGAACCGGCAGCGATGGTCTGGTTGCCGCCGTTGTCCATGTTGAAGCGGATCAGGGGAGCGCCACCGTTGGCGATGACCAGCTTGTTCATGGCCAGCATCGTCTTGGCAGAGCACCACATCACCGAAGGCGACAGGCGGCTGTTGTCCCAGAACTTGGCCAGCTCAGTGTCGATCTGGGTGATGCCGCCAGCGCCGTCGCTGGTCATGGCAGTGCCAGTTCCAGCAGTGCCGGTGGCCAGGTTGGTGACGATGGAGCCGGAGCCGGGGGTCTGAATCTGTGTCAGCAAGCCGTCATAGATCAGGGAGTCGCGGCTGTCATCGGTCGATGGCAGGGCAGAAGCCAGCTGGGTACCGGCAGCAGCGGCAGTGATGGCCACACTGTTGATGGCAGTGATCGCGCCAAGGGCCTCGGAGCCAGCAGCACCCCAGAACCAGGCGTAGGCCACGGCACCGTTGACGGGCGTGACAGTGGCGGTCAGGGAGCCGGTGGTGCCGGAAGCGACAGCAGCTGTGCCGCCAGCAGACTTCTGAGCCAGGCCGGACTTCACGGTGTCGGTCGAGCCGTCAGCGTTGGTGCGGGTAGCGTTCAGGGTCAGGCCAGCAGTCACCGAGCTGTAGCGCCAGGCGATGTGAGTCAGGGCCACGCAGATGACCGAGTAGGTCGCGGCTGCCAGCGTGCCACCAGTGGTGGAGGCTGCAACAGTCGGCGTGGGTGTGGTGCCCAGGGCCAGGCTGTTGTTGCCGCCCAGGATCACTTGCTCCTCTTGGATGAACACGCTGTTCAGCAGCGACTGGCTGGCGCGAGCGCGAGCGTCATCGAAGTTCTGAGCGGCGTAGTCGGCCTCATAGGTCACGCTGTTTTCCAGACCGATGCCACGGTAGGCGGCAGTCTTGTCTTGCACAGCGTCAGCAATCACACCACCACGGTTGCCCTCGGAGACACCGGGGCGCATGTTGTTGACGTTGACAGCGGTGATCTGTTTCCAGTTCGTCGCGGTGCCACCGTTTGCAGCAGTGCGGGGGATGATGTTGCGCAGGGGCGTCAAGACCGGGTAGAGGGTCTTGGCGGCAGGTTGCAGGTCATAGAAGACCAGGCCAGTAGCTTGCGAGAACGACTTTGCGATGTCCTCGGCAAGCTGCGTGGGCTGCATAGCCTTCAACAGTTCGATGGTTTGCTGGGTGCTCATTACTTTCACTCCGTTAAAAAATACCCTTGCGGGCGGTTTCAGTTAGCCGAGGACGGCCCGCTGATTCAGTTGCCGACCATGTTGAGGGGCCGTGCGAGCACAGCCTTGAACATGGACAGCGGATCACTTGGATCACCTTGGACTTGCGCTGGCGAGGCCAGGCTGTCCTTGGTGTCGTCCGATTTCTCGATGGTGGTGGTCGCGGCCTTGGCCGGTGCGGGCTGGGCTTCCAGCTCGGTCACGCGGGCCTTGGACTTGGCCAACTCTGCAAATGCGGCTTTGGCCAGGTCGGCCAGGGGCTGCTTGTCAATGACTGTCAGGCCCAGGTCAGTCGCGGCCTTTTTCAGGTCGTCGTCAGCAGTGACAGTGCCCACCAACAGTTCAGCGGCATCGGCCTTGTCCATGTCGGCGTCGTAGCCCATGCCCTTCATCATCTTGTCGCAGTCGCGGATCATGCCGTGCACCTTCGACAAGGCTGCCTTGGTGGCTTTGGAGTACATGGCACCGGCCTTGAGCACGTCCAGGTTGTCGATGCCGTCACCCATGGCGACTGGCGTGCCGTTCTCCATCTTTTCCTGCAGCTCGGCAATGACGAACGCCTTGAGGCCGTCCAGCACGCGTTGCAGAATGGCGATCTGCTCGGGTTCCTTTTCCTTCTCGCTCACCTCGGACATCATCAAGCCGAACACGCAGTTCATGGCGTCGATGGCGCGTTGCGCGTCCCAGATGGCCTTGCCGCCGCCGCTCATGGCGTCCACAGCGTCACGGTCGTATTTCTTGATTTCACCGAAGTGATCGACAGCCACCGGGGCGGCTTGCTGCTCACTCTTTTCGGTTGGCTGTTCGTCAGCCTTTGCCACATCAGCCTTGTCACCCTCATTGGTGAGGGAAACATCGTCGTCCAGCGCTTCGGCCTTCCAGGTGTCGATCACGCATTCGGGGTTAGCCGGGCGATCCACCACAGAAATCTCGGTCAGGCGCAGCTTGGTGATGATGCCGTTGGCCTTCTCCAATGCCTTGCCGCCGATGCTGAAACCCTTGTAGACGCCTTCCTTGACCTTGGCCCAGGCAGCGTCGTCAACGATCTTGGCACCGATGTAGAGGCCGTTTTCGTTGACCTCAGCCGACTTGGCCACGCCGACCGCCGACATCGTGTGCATTTCACGGATGTTGGCGAACTTCATGTAGTCGGGCAGCGCGGCCTCGATGGCGTCGGACTTGACGATTTCACCCTGGCTGTCTTTGGTGTCGGTAGACGCATAGCCATAGACCATGCGCTGCTCGTCATCGACTTTGGTGATCGGGGCAAAGGCTTTAAAAATGTTCATGGATCGCTCCTTGTTTCGGATTATGTAGCACTTTCAGGGCGCTTGGATAGCCACGGGGTAGCTGTTACGCCCGTGACGGCTTTTTGGTGACCGGCAAAACATCGCACCGGCACCGTGGGTGAGCCGGTGGCGCAAGGCGTCCAGAGGCGAATTGCTTGTCAAACGGGATCACTCCCTGAGCGGCATTATCGGCGCAGATTTCGCACAGCTTTTCAGCACTGCCCACGATCCACCGCTTGCCCACGACCACGCCCGATTCCTCGTAAGCGATCATGTTGCCCTGCACGTCGGCAAAGGCGGTTTCGGTGACTGCGATCAGCTCGGCCCGGCTGGCGCTGAATGCGTAGCTGTCCTTCAAGGCAGCGGCCAGGCGCTCATTGCTCCAGCCGCCGCCGATGGCCTGATCCACCAACGAGCGAACGCCATCACGGGTCACGGTGTCGATGCGGTAGACGGCATTGGGGTTGTCCACCAGCTTGCCTTCCACCCACCGCTTACCCACCAGCTCGGCGGCGTGATCCTTGGCCCACTCCACTGCTTTCTCGTTGACCAGCGCCAGCATTTCGGGCGTGTTCATGTCGATCTGGGTCAGGCCCTGCTTTCCGGCGTCCTTGACCAGATCCATGAAGATGTCGGCCAGCGCATCGGCCAAGGCCTCAAAGCCTGCCAGGCGCAGCGCATTAGCAAGCTGTTCGCCCTCGCTTGCCGCCTTGCCTACCTCGGAGGTCGCTTCAATGGCTTCTTCCAGCACTGAGGCAAACCATGCCTCAATAGCTGAACGAATGGCCTTCTCGGCACGCTTCGCAGCCCTGCGATCCCGGTTGATGGGTGCAGGGCTTTTGGCTTTTGGGCGGGGGGCGCTCCGCTTCATCAGGCTGCCCAAGTACTCGCCCTTGGTTTCGTCGTCGTCGTCGCCCGGCGGCTCACCCTCATCATTTTGATTACCACCGGCAGGCGCTTTGCGTGCCGCTTGCGCTTCCTTTTCCTCGGGCGTGAGCGGATCGCGGCCCAATTCCTCACGCACCTCGTCAGGCGTCAGCACCCCGGCGTCAATGTAGGTCTTGTGCACGTTGGCGCGGGTGGTGGCGTCCAGGTTGACTTCCTCGACCCAATCGAATTCCAGATCGGGGGCGTCAAACTGTTGGGCCAACACTGCGTCCATGGTGTTCTTGATCCACGTCATCACGGGGGCCAAGCCTTCTTCCATGGCGGTGTGAGCCGACACCTCAGCCGTGGCACGGTTGACCTGGGCGATGAAGGCATTGGGCGACACGCTGAATGCCATGCAAATGATGCGGGCCAGCCACTCGTCGTACATGTCTTTCAGCACGCTGTCCTTGGTCGGCTGGTACTCCATGCCGCCAGGAACGAACTTGGCATGGCGGCGCTTGGCCGTGTTGCCTTCCATGAGGTCGTCCCAATAGGCTTGGAACTGGCGAATCTGCTCGGTGGTCCAGTTCTCGGGCACGCCGATCAGGGCCTCTGGGACGTTGCCCTCGGTGTAGTACTGCAACTGGTTCATCTGGCGGCGCAAAGCGATGTTCACCGTGGTGATGACCTGCTCAACAGGGCTGTAGCCGTAGATGCGGTGCACGCGCCAGTTGCGCATCCGGTACATCAGCTCGTCGCGGGTGAAGTCAGCCGCCACCACACCCTTAAGCACTTGCTGATAGGCCGGGCCTTCGACTGGCGTGCGGCCACTCTGGTCGATCACGCGCTTGATGGTGGCCCCGTCCACCAGGTCCAAGGCGTACAGCTCACCGCCTCGGGTCTTGCGGGGGTAGATGGTGGCTGCGTCGATCACCAGCATGTCCTCGACCAGTGCCCGCACCCACACGTCCCAATCGTGGTCGCGGTCGGGCTGCATCAGAAACTTGTTGATCTTGTCCGTGCGGGCGTCCGGCTGTTTCTTCACGTCGCGGTGCTTGACGTTCCACTTCATGCGGCTGACCTGATCCTTGCGTGTCTCAATGATGAGGCGCATCAGGTCGTAGGACTCGGCCAGCACGCGCAGCTGGGTGAAGCTCACCGGCTCCAGGGCGCGGGGTGTCAGGTTCTGGTTGTAGCCGGTCTGGTAGTCCAGGGCGCGGCCTGCCACGTTCTCCGGTGCCACGGGGGGCATGGGGTCACGCGGGCCAAACCAGTCGGTGCTGCCGGTGCTGACAAACTGGTAGGCGACACGCAGCCGCTGCAGCAGCCCGGTGGGCGGCTGTTGTGGTTCGATGGTGGTGACGGTACCGCCCCCGGCGCTTGCTCTTGCGTTCATGCTTGCTTACTCCTTACACGGGTCGGGTGCGGACGGCCAGGGTGCAGTCCACGGAAATGCGGTCGCCGGTCGGCGTGTACGCCAAGCATTTCAGATCGTAGTCGTGCAGGTCAGTGCCAGCCGTAAAACGCTGAAACACCTTTGCGCCCTCAATAATTGGGTCGCCAGACGCAACCAGCTCTGTGTGATGATGGCCATGTCCCCAGCGCACGGCAATGCTGATGTCCGGATCGCTTGGCGTGTCGGTCACGACGGAAAAGTCAAAGCCGATGGTCACGACCTCGGCGGGGTCTTTGGGTTCTGAAAGGTAGGTCATTGAATTGGCCCTCTGGTAGCGGTCATGTTGCGTGCATTGTCCGCGATGTAACGCCTCGCGTCAGCCGCCACCACAGAGTCGTTGCCTCTGGTCACCAGCGGATCGCCATCATCATCACGCTTGGCCGTGCCCCGTGCGCTCGATCCATCGTTGGGCAAAAAGCCCAGCACGCGGGCCTGGTAGAGGTCGGACAAGTTGACCAACAGTTGAGGGCGCAAGCCAACAGCCACGCGCTCAAGGGTGATCGGGTAGAAAAGTTGGCTGTTGCTCGCCAGCTGGGGCAGCAGGTTCACCGCGCCAGGCGATGCCTCTGGGGCATAAATCACCGACTCGTTGACCAGCTCAGGTGCGCCAAGGCTGATGACGACGGGCACCACGATGGCCGAGTAGAAGGCCTGGGTGTTGGCCAACAGCGGCACCGCCACACTGACCGGGCCAGTGCTCACCACCGGGCCAAAGAACGTCTGTGCGTTGTTCAGGCGGGCAGGCAGCAGCTGGGCCGCGCCAATCTCCACCGTCGCGCCGTAGAACGCCTGCGTGTTGTCCAGGCGCTCAGGTGCCAGGTTGCTGGCAGCGGACTGCACCGCCGGGGGATAGAACGCCTGTGCATTGTCCAGGCGTGGCGCTTGAACCGTGACCTGGCCAGGCTCCACCGATGCGGGCAGGAAGTCTTGGGCGTTGACCAGCAGGCCCGGCGCAATAACGACAGCGCCCACGGACACCGTGGCAGCGTAGAACGCGCTCTCGTTATCGACCCTGGGGGGCTGCACAAATGCGCCCGATAGCTCCACGACTGGCGCATAGATGGCCGACTCGCTGCCCAACAAATCAGGAGCAATAGTCACCGCTCCGGGCTGCACGTTGGCGGCGTAGAACACCTGATCGTTGACCGTCAGGGGTGCGGACACATTCACCGCGCCAGGCGTCAGGGTGGCGGCATAGAAAGCCTGAGCGTTATCGAGTCTCGCAGGTGACAGGATTACGGCACCAGGGGTAACCGCAGGCGCAAAGAACTGTTGCGCGTTGCTGACCAATGCGGGCAGCACAGCAACTGGCCCGCGCAACACCTGGGCAGCATAAAAAGCCTGAGCGTTGTCAAGCCTGGCGGGGCTGACAGTGGTCGCGCTACGGACTGTTGGCCCGTAGAAAGCCTGGTCATTGATCGTGAGCGGCGGGGCAATGTCCTGCCCCATTTGCGACACGGTGGCCGCAAAGAATTGCTGGCTGTTATTCAGCAGCGACGGCGACAGCTCGACGTTGGAAACGAGCTGGCCGTTGATGTAGCTTATGAAAAGGTAGTTGGCTGGCATTAGATAAAGCTCAATCCAGTGTTGTTGCCAGCGTCAACCGAATTGGCACCGACGTTCCAGTTGTCGGACCTGCGCAAAATCGCCTGCGTCGTGTTTGTGGACCCAAGCTGCAACAGGTTGCCTGCAATGCCGTTCAGGTTGAAGTTCGTGAACTCGTTGATTGACCCACCCGTAAACCGCACGCTGCCAATCGCTGTGTTGGTGATGTCGTAGAACTTGTTGTTGCCGGTGACGGTCAGCGTTCCGGTATTGGCCTGCACCAGTGTTGGGTAGGTCTGAATCCCAGCGCCAGCAAATATCTTTGACGACGTGGAGGTAAATCGAAGCAATCCAGTGCCAGTGACCGTCAGGCCAGTGGAGTTTGTAATGTTCCATGCTGGCGTGCTCCCTGATGCCACAATAGTCCACGTCCCAGAGCCAATATCTAGCGTCCTATTTGCTCCCGACTGAGATGAGAAATTTCCACTGGTGCCCGTAAATGTTAAGTTGTACCCGTTCGCCGAAAAAGTGCCTTGGGTAAGCTGCAAGGCGTTTTGTTGTCCGACAGTTATGTTCAGCGCATCTTGAAGCGTGACAGAGCCGCCAGGGGTGTCAATCGCGAGTCGGTATTGAAAATTTTTCCCGGCGCTGGTCAGCTTTTGATCTTTGCGGCCAGCAAATGTAAGGCCGATCAATGACCCGCCCAGCGTGACACCTGATCCAGTGATCCAATCGCCATAAATTGTGGTGTTTGCGCTCATCGACAACGACATTGTGTTTGTCGTTCGCAACGACATATCAATCGTGCCGATGTTGTATCCCACGTTGACGGCGATGTCAGAGCCAGAACTCGGGTATGTTGAGGCGGGGATGACAGCTGTGTCTTGCGCCAATGGAAACAGATCTAAACCACTGGGGCCACCCACCGTGGCCGACCAGGATGAGGCTGCGTTCCAGTTTGCCGACAACGTGTTTCTCCAATACACAGTCTTGGGCGCATCAAATGTGATGCCGGTGTTGCCTCCGCAGTCCCCAAACCTGGTACCACTGATCGGAGCAACAGAGCCACTAATTTCAATGTCACGAAAATCAATGTCAGCAGCACCGGAAGCAATGCTGTTAACGGTGATGGTACTAGCGAAGCCGTTTGCGTTTGCGCGAATAAATGTGCGGGCAACAGCATTAACCCCAACAGGAAGCGTGAGCGTGCCGTTGATCGTTTGATTGCCGCCAATTACAACTTGGGAGAAACCAGCGGTGGCGCGGCCTGCGATGGACAGGTTGTTGAAGGTGTTTGGGCCTGCAATGGTCAAGATGGTTTGCGCGGTGTTGGTAAAGCTGACATTGTTGAAAGTCAGCCCCGCGCCGCAGTCAAAGCTAATACCAGAACCGGTGCAGTTGATTTGCGATGTGCCAGCGTTGAACGTCAAGTTGGTGCTTGTCGTCATTGTGAAGCCGGTGCTGATCGTCACCGTGCTACTACCCAAATTGATCGCTCTGACGTTGGAGTTGTTGGACAAAAGCGCCGAAATCGTGACGTTGTAGTTGTTGGTTGTGAAAGTCCCTTGGGTTAGCGTTATGGCACCGCTTGACGAATAGGCAGCGCCAAGGCTTAACTCGATGTTGGCGTTGTTGATTGTGAGGGCGCCAGATGAAACCCCGCTGTTCGTAAACGTGACCACCCCGCTGCCAGAGTTGGCGTCAAAAATTGGTGTGTCAGCAGAAGTTGGGACCGAAGCGCCACCAGCACCGCCGGACGTTGCAGACCAGTTTGCAGTATTGCCAGCAGCCCAGGTGCCCGCACCACCGACCCAATATCGAGCCGCCATGTCAGACCGCCTTTACATACTGGACGCCATCAATCTCGATGTATTCCGGAGCGGGTTCCTCCGGTGGCGGCGAGGTCACCACGGCAATCCAGTTGTCGCGGCGCTGTTCCTTCATGGCTTCGATCTGCACATCCGTCAAACCGTGATCGTCAGGAAGGTGCAGCGCATCACGGAACAAACCGTGCTCAGTCTGAAATTGAAAGTCAATCTTGAGCATGGTTGACACCTCGCTTTACAGGGCGAAGATGCCGGATGCGTTCCAAGCCACGTTGATGTCGCCGCCGTTGGGGGTGACGGGCAGGCCGGTCACGCCAGTGTCGATGTAGGCGACCAGGGGCGACGTGGCAGAGTTGCCGGTGTCAACGTAGATCACCAGGGCCTCGACCGTAGCGCCAGACACAGCGGTAAACGCCACATCAGCGCCATCGAACACGCCATTGGTGAATGTCTTGCTGCCGATGGTCTGGGCGGTACCGACCACACCTGACAGCGAGCTGGCGAACTGGTGCGCGGCGCTGTATGTGTAGGTGCCGGTGTCCACCAGGGCGACCTTGACGGTGCCGGACGACATGTTGACGCCAGCCTGCAGCGCGGATTCTTTGAACTTGGGATAAAGGGCGTTGGCCATCTCGGACTCCTAATGTTGGGGGGGGTGCTGGGAATTATCGCTTTATCCATAGAGTCCGGCTACCTGCGAGATATCCGGCGGGGAGGCGCTGGCCTCGCGCAATGCCTGTTCTTCACGCGCCCGGTCGGCGTAGAAGTCCAGCATCGAGAAGTTGTTGGCCGTCAGTTCGTCAAAGCCAGTGGACAGCGCATCGATCTGGTCATCGTGTGCGCCGTTGGGGAAGTTGCGCATTTCGTCCAGCAGGGCATCGTTCCACGGGCCGCGCACCATCAGCACGTTGCCGACGTTGACCTGGGCGGCAAATGGCCGCGCCCGCTGCACCTTGTCGCCCGACACGGGTTTGCTGCTTACCGGGTAGCCGCCAAGCATCCGGGTCAGTGCCCTGACTTGAGACTTACCGGCTTGGCCGGGGTCTTGCGGGATCGTCACGGTGGTAAGTTGGCCATCGCGGGTGGCCGTGGCCTTGATGATGGCCTCGACACCCTCGGGCGACTCGCGCACGCGCTCCATGCCGCCGATGACATACTGGCCGTCAGGCGTGAGGCCCAACAGACCGCCCGCCGTCCAGTCGCCGCCGTCCTTGGTACCGGCCAAGTCCCAACCGCGCACCAGGCGGGCACCTGCGGGCATGGCGTCAATGATTTCGATCTTGCCGGGCTTGAACTCGCCACCGGCCAGCGGGGCAGGGCGCTGCAAGTACTGCCCGGCGAAAACGTAGGGGTTCGCCTGCTCCATCACCCGGAGCTGTTCAATCGTGTGCTTCGCTGGCCACAGCGCCTTGCCGTCTTCGCTGATCGCGGGGATCACGACGTGTTCCCACTTTTCGCCATTGCCCCCGGCCAGCAGGTAGCCCGCCAAATCCGATTCATGCAGGCGCTGCATGATCAGGATGATCGGGGTGTCGGGGCTGTTCTTTCGGCTTTCCAGCGTGTTGCCAAACCACTCGATCACGTTCTTGCGCATCGTGTCCGACCGGGCTTCGTCGGCCTTGTGCGGGTCATCGATGATGATGGCCCCACCGAACTTCGGCCGCATCTTGCCCGCGCCAAAGCCGGTGATCGTGCCGCCCGCGCCCTGGGCATAGACCACCCCGCCCTCCGTGGTTCGCCAGTCGCCCTTGGCGTTGCTGTCATGGCGAAGCGCCACCTCGGGGAAGATTTCGCGGTATTCGTCCGACTCCACCATGATCTTGGCGTTGGCCGTGTTGTTGACCGCCAGCGTGCCCGAGTAGCTGGTGTGGATGAATTCACTGTCCGGGTAGTGGCCCAACGCCCAAGCGATAAAGCACACCACCGCAATTTCGGTCTTGGAGTACCGGGGCGGCATGTTAATGATCAGCCGCTTGCACTCCCCGTTGAAAACCCGGGTCAGCGCATCACAGACGGCTTGGTGGTGCCAGTTGTGCGCCCAGCGAAAGCCCCGGCGGGCGTGAAACATCCGGCGCACAAAGAAATAAAAGTCCTGCCGCGCCTCCAGCCTGATCGCAAGCTGACGGGCCGGGTCATCGGCGTGCATCCGTCAGAACTCCCCGAGAACCTTGGATCGGGCCTTGAGGTATTCATCGACCGGCACATTGGTCAGGGGAATGGGTGCGCCATCCTTGCCCGTCAACTCGGTGCGCTCGACATACAGCCCCGCCGCCTTGCCCCGGGCAATCTCGGCCTGAATCGCTGCCGTCCACTTGGCATCCTTCACCGCCATGTTGCGTAGGCGCAACAGGTCATCGAGGTGCTTTTCCAGTGTTAGCCCGGCCTTTTCCACGGCGGGTGCGCGAAGCTCCGCGATCCTTGGCGCAACCTTGGCGTGCTTGAGCAGCTTGCTGGCGTTCTCGTTGACGCTCTTTTCCGTCATCTTCGAGGTGTCGTAGGCGAGCCGGTAAGCCTCGGAAGCGTTGCCGGTCTGGATGTAGGCAAGGGCAAACGCCTCCTGCTTTGGGGTCAGCCCGGCCATCAAGACACCGCGACCTTTCCGCCAGGAATGGCGTCGAGCAGCCGCATCATCAGCTCTTTTGGCATGACGCAGACCTCGCCAATCGTGAACTTGGTGGGGTCAGACATGCCTTTCAGGCGTTTGATGGCTTTGGACTTGTCGGCATAAACACATCCCTCAATCGGCATCTGGTCGTGCCGGTACAGGACAGCCCAGCGAGTGCAAGCGCCGTTCATGCCGCCACCTTCTTGGCCTTCTTGGCGGCGTCCTTGCGGTCGGTGGTCCCGCCCTCGTAGGCCACGTTGTAGGGCGGGTCGGTCAGCCACATGTCAACCATTTGGCCAGCGCACAGGCGCTCCAGGTCGGCAATGCTGGTGCTGTCGCCGCACAACAGGCGGTGGTTGCCCATCACCCAAACGTCGCCCTGGACGGTGACCGGGTTGGCCGGTACCGGGGGCGCATCGTCGGGGTCGGTCAGGCCGTCGGTCTTTTCGGCCTCGGCCAGCAGGCCTTTGATCTCGTCCTCACCGAAGCCGGTCAGCTCCAGGTCGAAACCGGCCTCCTTCAAGTCGGCCAGCTCAAGCGCGAGCATTTCCTCGTCCCACCCGGCATTGAGGGCCAGCTTGTTGTCCGCGATGACGTAGGCACGGCGCTGGGCCTCGGTCAGACCTGCCAAGGTGATCGTGGGCACTTCGGACAGTCCCAGTTTTTGGGAGGCCATGACCCTGCCGTGCCCCGCAATGATTCCGCCTTCCTCGTCCACCAGCACGGGGTTGGTGAATCCGAATTCTCGGATGCTTGCCGCGATTTGCGCGACCTGTTCCGGGTTGTGCGTGCGGCTGTTGCGCACGTAGGGAATAAGGCCGTCAGTTGGCCGATAGGTGATTTTCAGTTGGTTGCTCACGGGTTCCTCGCAGGTAGCTTTGTGATACCTGCGATTGTGCGTTATGTCCGTGAGCTTCGCATCCGCTCCCTATGTGGCGCGGTGGCAACAGATGCCAATAAACAGGGAAAACCCTGATGAAATGCTACCCGCCGGGTATTACAATGAGGCCTTCAACAACCCACGGAGAAAACCATGAAGAACTCACACGTCAAGACACCGCGCACTTTGAACGAGTGCCATTTCACTCCCGGGTACCAAAGCCTGACCAACCGTGAGCCGCTTTGGGAGCGCATCGCGGGTTATGCGCTGGCCCTGGCCATTGGCACCGGCATGGCTGCACTGCTTGTTGCATGGTGGTCGTCATGAGCGCCGCGCACACACCAGGGCCGTGGTACGTATCGAAAGAATTTGATGGTACGTCCATCAAAGCCGGAATGTTTCACGTCACGCACACCATTAAAGCGTGCGGCTTTCACGAACCAGAGGTGGACAAAGCAGTCACCCAAGCCAACGCCCGCCTGATCGCCGCAGCGCCTGATTTGCTGGAGGCGCTGAAAAAGATGGTGGACATCGCCTCAGATAGCCGTGGCGTTGCTGGCTACCACCTGAATGGCGAGATTGCTGAATGGGATGAGTTCCCCGAATGGCAAGCCGCTTGTGCCGCCATCGCCAAGGCGACTGGGGGTGCTGTATGAGCACACAATCCGAAGCACTGCGACTGGCAGACGCATTAGAAGACTCGCTTGAAGACTACTCAGGGTCATCTCTGCCGCGTCGATGCCAAAACATTGCCGACGAAGCCGCCGCCGAACTGCGCCGACTGCACGATTTGAATGCCGAGCTGCTGGAGGCGCTGAAAAAATACGACGAGGCGTTTAACGAACTTGGTGATGGCATGGAAAGCCGCCACCGTATGCGCTTGGCCGTTATCAAAGCTCGCGCCGCCATCGCAAAAGCAACAAGAGAAACGAAATGAACCACATCGAAGCAACTCAATACATCAAAGCAACATTGGCAGCTTTTGGACCCGGCGATGCAATGGGCATGACGATAGATACGTGGGCAAAGCTCCACGAAGCGATGAGCGTGTTGATCGGCCAGCCTGCACAGAAGCCGCAGCAGGAGCCTGTGGCGTGGGATGGTGACTGTGTTCTTGGTCACTGTGGCTCACCTGCGGGTTGTGAGGCATCTAATTGCTGTCGTGCTGACTACACCACCCCACCACAACGCAAGCCGCTGACGGATGAGCAGATCGACGCCGCTATCAAAGCATGGTTTGAAAATGACATCGTTGCTGGCCGACAGCCATTCGCAAAGCGGATGCGTGCGGCCTTTGCAGCCGCCCACGGCATTAAGGGGGGCGCATGAGCACCGTAATCGTCGACGGAGTGAAGTGGTCGCCGTTCTTGGTCGAGTTTGAAACTCAGGAGGGCACGTTTTACTTTGAGCTGTTTGCGCTCGATTGGACTCACGCGCTGGATCGGCTGGAAGAACTGAAGGCCACAGCCAAGATTATTGGCGAAAAAAGAGGGAGGGTTGAAGCATGAGCCGCGTACCGCTGAAAGACATGCAGGCCTTGCTTGAGCGGGCTACCTACAACGATGACTACGGCGTTCACGGCTCGACCTTCATACATTGCCGCATTTGCGACCACGAAAGCGGTGCTGGTGTCTTGTACCGACCAAACTGGCACGCCTACGATTGCCCGGTCCCGCGCCTCAAGCGGAAGTACAGCGAACGAGGCGCGGCCAAGAAAGGCGGTGCAGCATGAGATATCCGATGCCTCCAGTTACCAAGGAAGACCTCACGCTTTATATAAGACACGTGACCCTGCGCGACTACTTCGCCGCCAATGCGACCGATGAGGACGTTAAGGCACAGGCCGAACGGCTCCGTGAAGTCAGCCCCATGCGAATCCTTCCAGAGGGCTGGCGATCAACTTGCCGCTACATGCATGCCGACGCCATGCTGAAAGAGAGGGACGCATGAACACACGTCGCCGCCCACCGCCAAGCGAAGAAATCCTGCGCCAGTGGCTTCAGCACGACCCGTTTGAGCGTGCAAGCACTGACCTGATCCGCCAAATCCAAAAGCTGGCACGCCAGCCCCAACAACCCCAGGCCGAGCCTGCACCATTCTGAGGACAACAATGATCGACACATATTTCGACCGCGCTGACCGCGCCACCGGCTACCACTTGATGAAGCGCACCCCAATGCAAAACATCACCGAAGACCCGCGTTATTGGGGTGGCCAGCTTTACGCCACCGTCACCGCCCGCATGGTGGCCGAAGCCCGCGCCATGGTGCGCTTTACGGTGGCGGCTGCCGCCCGGGACCATCAGCGCGAGATGTACTGCGGCATCCCATTAGGAAGCAAGCACAGCGTGTTTGACGGCGCAGGCCGTCGCAAAACAAAGGTGCAGGCATAACCAAAACAGAGCTGACAGGCGACGAATCGTAAAAAAGGCTCCCTACCGTGTGGGGGCCTTTTTTGTTTTACGGCTTGGCGTGTCACCTGGCGCTTGGCACTTCTCCACGGACAACGACGCCAACACATCAAGCACAGCCTGACGGTGGCGTTTTTGCACGGCCATCAGCAGGGCCGCAAAGCGGTATTCATCGGTGACCGGCTCATCGACTCGCAGCCGCCTTTTTTCTTGCCTTCTGCTCACGGTCCCCCTCGGGCCTTTCTGTCGTGCTTGCTCCGATCATCCTTTCCCCCATGTAGCGCAGCAAGACCGACTGCGCCTCAAGCGGCGATTCTCGGAACAGTTTTAGGGCCAGCTCCAGGTATTCACGCTCTGCGCGTGTGCCTGGTGCCGGGCTTCCCAAGTGGTCGTGATCCATCCAGCCGTGCGGCAGCTTGAAAGCCTGTTCCATCCGGCGGCAGGTTTCTGGCCCCAGATGCTTTCGACTGTTGTTCACATGCGACAAATACCGGGGGCTGACGCCCGTGAATTCGCCAAAGCGATTTAACAGGCCCCGTTCAGGCTCCCCGCTATCCAACTCCCTGGTGCGGAACTGCTGCATCAGGATCGTGTAGTTGCGCATCCGAATCTCGTTCACATCCATGCCGAAAGGCTCCCCGCTGGTGACTCGCAGTAGCCGCAAGGTAGCACACTGACCGCCCTGGAAGTAGCGGGGCAAATGTAAAACGCGCCGACACTATGAGACAACTGAACAGGGATGTGCGCTGACGAAGGGCGCTCTACTTACGGAAAACGGCAGCGGTTTTCCTTGTAACGCTTGCCGAGAACGGCTACCATACGGGGCGCAAACATTCCCTTGCGATAGCACGATTGAAGAACATAGAAAGGCCCGCCAAATGGCACGTAAACCACTGAACCTGCGAGAGTATTGGGACGCCGTGGGCACCCAGAACATGGAAAAGATCATCACCGACCTGGGTAGCTCATTGAAGTATTTTCGGATGTTGAGGTACGGAATTAAGAAGCCCGGCGGTCCCCAGGCCCTGCGCATTATTGAGTCCGCTCGTCGGCACACGGCCCCGTATGAGCCTGACTTGGAGCTGCTGCTGGCGGGCGTGCCCCGGGCCGGTCACAACCCAGCCAAACGGATCACCCCGGCTACCGAGTTTGTCCGCGCACGCAATCGGCTGTTGCAGAAAAGCAAAATCCCGACTGAAACAGTGGGTGATTGATTGAATACCCGGCAGGTAGTCTTAGAATCACCACATCGCTTGGCAGCGATTCGTAGTAAGCCCTAGACGGGACTCTGCCGGTACTGCCCGGTCTGCCAACACCTCTTTCGGGGTGAGAGTCCCGCCTAGGGCTTTTTTGTTTGGAAGGCGGCAACAAATGCCAACCCGATACCTCAAGCCCGGAGTGCGAGACAGCGAGGCGATTGATTCGCTTTCGCCTCTTGCCGAAGTCCTGTTCTACCGATTGCTTGTGACCGTTGATGACTTTGGGCGCTATGACGGTCGCGCAGCAATGATCAAAGCCCACTGTTTCCCGATCAAAGACATGCCGGTGGCCAAGTGCGCCGCGCTGCTGCAGGAGCTGCACGACCGTGGCCTGGTTGTGCTTTACACGGTGGACGACAAGCCCTACGTGCAGATGTGCAAATGGGACAACGTGCCCCGCGCAAAGGAAAGCAAACATCCTGCACCTGATGTCGATGCCATGCACTTGCATACATATGCAAGCAAGCCCCGCGCAGTTCTACCTTTAACCGAAACCGTAACCGGAACAGAAACAGAGACCGTAAACCAAAACAAAGACACGGCACCGCGCAAGCGCAGTGCTAGTACTCCGAAGATTTCAAAGCCGATTGATGTTGACGAACAAGTCTGGTCGGACTTCCTGACGATCCGAAAGGCAAAGGGCGCACCCCTGACGGCAACGGCGCTTGCAGGGATCGAGCGCGAATCCGCCAAAGCCGGGATGACACTGCAGGCCGCGCTTGAGACATGCTGCGCCCGTGGATGGCAGGGGTTTAAAGCCGAGTGGATTCAGCGCGAAGTCACGTCCGCAACGGCTACCCGCCAGGGAGCCGTGGCCATGCCCATGACGTTCAAGGAGCGCGACGAGGCGCTGGCCCGCAAACGCTGGGAGGAAATGACCGGGCAAAAGTGGCCGGACGAACAGGACGCCAGAACCATCGACATCACACCAACCGGAACGGAGCTGTTTTATGAGCCTACCCCTGAAAGCAATTGACCGCCTTTTCCAGAGGCTGGGCGCAACTTATGGCGCGGCTTGGACACGGCAATGGGCCGATGTTCCGATAGCTGATGTCAAGAGCGCTTGGTCCCATGAGCTTTCTGGCTTCGCCAACAACCTTGACGCAATTGCCTGGGCATTGGAGAACCTGCCTCCCCGCGCCCCCAACGTAATCGAGTTTAAGCAGCTGTGCCGCAATGCCCCGGCACCAGAAATGCCAAAGCTGCCGGAGCCAAAGGCAGACCCAGAGCGCCTGAAAGCCGAGCTGGCCAAGCTGGGCGAAATGCGGGCCAAGTTATCGACCGGCCATACCGTCGATCACCGGGCATGGGCACGCCGAATCATGGGCCGCTATGAGGGCGGCGAAAAGGTAAACCCCACCACGCTGCGCTTTGCCCGCGAGGCGCTTCATCTTGACATTTTGAAAGGCAAAGAATGACCGCCACCATCGCGCAGCAGCGCAAACAAACAGGCCAGCAGCTCGCACTGCTGAAAACAGGGCCGGAGTGGACCCAGCAGGCCATGGACTACCTGCGCATGTTCGTGTGTGACCGCATGGACGACGGTTGCGAGCTGTTCACGTTTGAGCAGTTCCGCATCTACGCCGAGCAGGCCGGTCTGCCTGTCCCCCTGAGCATCAATGCTTGGGGCGCCTTCACCCGCACTGCCGCCGCAAGCGGTTTGTGCTTTCCCACCGACACGTACATCAAGGCCACCAGGCCCGAGTCACACGCCCGCGCCATTCGGGTCTGGAAAATCTTATGAAAGCCCTTGCAAACCTCATGCTGTTTTTTGCCGCCACCGCTGCGGTGCTGTTGTTCACCGGCCTGGTGCTCAAGGTCTACTGGACGGTCTTCATGATCGGGTGGGGGATGCTGCCATGAACTGGCTTTTACTTACCCTGCAGCTGATCGCAATGATCGGTCTCTATTTTTCCGTGCTGTACGGATACCGCCGCGCACGACGCGACTTTTTCGCGGCCATGGCCATGCAATCGTTGTTTGGTCGGCAAGACGTGAATGGCAAGCCGATGGAATATGCAAACACGGCCTACAAAATGGCCGACGCCATGCTGAAAGCGAGGGACGCATGAGCGAAGTTCGCCCCGCATTCCAAGGTGGCCTCATGCTCGCAGGCTGGACAAACAATCACATCGGCTGGGGGATGCTTTGAAATGCCAAGCCTGCCAGAAATCAAAAGAACGCCCACACAGCGGGCTGTACCAATTTCAGTGCCTGGAGTGCTGCACGCGCCTGGTGCTGTCGGCCTACCCCGACAAGCGACAGGCTGGGGCCATGCTTGCCGCTATCGAGCGATTCCAGGGCAGTCCTGGCCGGGCGCAAGTGTTGGAGTCCGTCGCCCGGAGCCTTGGGAAACACCCTTGAGCTACGACGAAGTTGCGTTTGCAGTACGAAAGGAATTGCTGTGAAAGTTTTGATCGCTTGCGAATACTCGGGCCGTGTCCGTGACGCATTTATTCGGGCTGGCCATGAGGCTATGAGCTGCGACCTGTTGCCAACCGATGTGCCCGGCCCGCACTACCAAGGTGATGTGTTCGACATCATCAACAACGGCTGGGACTTGATGGTCGCACACCCGCCATGCACCTACCTGTCGGTCAGCGGGATGCACTGGACCACGCGAGGACTGCGCGACCCGCAACTGACAGAGGAGGCTTTGGACTTTGTGCGCCTGCTGATGGCCGCGCCCATCGAACGGATCGCCATCGAAAACCCGATCAGCGTGATTTCCAGCCGGATCAGGAAGCCCGACCAAATCATCACGCCCTACCAGTTTGGCCACGACGCCAGTAAGAAAACCTGCCTTTGGCTTAAGAACCTGCCGCCGCTGCGCCAGACCGAGTACGTCGAGCCACGAATGGTCAACGGCAAACCGCGCTGGGGAAACCAGACCGACAGCGGCCAGAACAAGCTGGCCCCGTCTGCTGATCGGTGGAAGGTGCGAAGCGAGACATACAGCGGCATTGCGTCCGCAATGGCTACCCAGTGGGGCGCTTTGCAGCCTATGCGGGAGGCGGCATGAACCAGACGCGTATTGGCTCGCTGATTGAGGCGAGCATCAACGTTCTGATCGGCTACGCCATCAACTTCTGCGCGAACCTTCTGATCCTGCCCTTGATCGGGTTTCAGATCAGCGTGGGACAAAACCTGTTCATTGGGTTGCTCTACACCGTCATCAGCGTGGCCCGCAGCTATGCAATCCGGCGCTGGTTCAATGCCAAGCTGCACCGCGCAGCGCAGGCCCTGGCCGCAAAGGTTGCAGCATGAGCGAGCGCCGAGTCTTCATCTTGGCGCACCCACAGGCCCGCGCAAACGCAATCCACGCCGTGCAGACCGCGCCTGATGGCCTGTGCGTGACGATCCGCGACGTGAACCGCACGCTCGACCAGAACGCGGCTCAATGGCCGATCTTGGAAGCATTCAGCGATCAGCTGCTGTGGCCGGTCAATGGCCAGATGGTCAAGATGACCGCCGAAGAATGGAAAGATGTCCTGACTGCGGCCTTTCAGCGCGAGACTGCCCGCCTGGCCATGGGCCTCGATGGTGGCGTGGTGATGCTTGGCCAACGCACCAGCAAGTTCGGGAAAAAGAAGTTCAGCGAGTGGCTGGAGTTTCTTCACAGTGTTGCGGCCCTGCGGGGTGTTGTTGTTTACCCCATCGAGGCCCGCCATGCAGTCGAACACTGAACCAAAGCCAAAGACCGCTAAGTGCAAGGTTTGCGAGGGCACCTACCAACGCCTGCGGCCCATGCAGAAAGTGTGCAGCCCGGTCTGTGCCATGACTCACACCCGTGAGCTGGTGAAGAAGAAGGCCGAGCGCGAAGCCAAAGCCGAGCGCAAGGCCGACAAGGCGAAGCTGGACGCCATGCGCACCAAGCCCCAGCTGACCAAGCTGGCGCAGCAAGCCTTCAATGCTTTTATTCGCGCCCGGGACGCGGGAAAGCCCTGCATCAGCTGCGGCACGACCCTGAGCAACGAACCCAACACCTACGACGCGGGCCACTACCGCAGCGTGGGCAGCGCCCCCCACATGCGCTTTGTTGAGGACAACTGCCACGGGCAATGCAAGCACTGCAACAACTACCTGGCCGGGAACCATGTGGCGTACCGCCTTGGATTGGTCGCTCGCATCGGCCTGCGCAACGTGGAGCTGATCGAGGCCGACACCATCCTGCGCAAATACAGCCACGAAGGTCTGATCGAAATTGCCCGGCATTACAGGGCCGAGGCCAAGCGAATCCGGGGCAAGTAGCGAAAAAGCGACAAGAGCTGTCCCGCTAGTTGCAAAGCTACCGGCGGGGTAGTAAGATCACGCACATGCACCAGGAAACGCGGGGTCAGTCAGATACCCGTCCAGGCGCATCAACAGGAGAAAACCACCAATGACAAACGCACTCGCCACACTCACCACACGACTGGCCGAACGCCTCGACATGGGCGACGGCTCGGGCCTGATCGAAACCCTAAAGGCCACAGCCTTCAAAGGCCAAGTCAGTGACGCGCAAATGACCGCGCTGATGGTCGTGGCCAACCAGTACGGCCTGAACCCTTGGACGAAGGAAATCTACGCCTTCCCAGACAAGAACAACGGCATCGTGCCCGTGGTCGGCGTTGACGGCTGGGCACGGATCATCAACAACCACCCGCAGTTTGACGGCATGGACTTTGACCAGACCGACCAAGCCTGCACCTGCATCATCTACCGCAAGGACCGCAGCCACCCGGTCAAGGTCACCGAGTACATGGACGAATGCCGCCGAGGCACTGGCCCATGGCAAACGCACCCAAAGCGGATGCTGCGCCACAAGGCGATGATTCAGGGCGCTCGCTTGGCCTTCGGGTATGGCGGCATCTTTGACCAAGACGAGGCCGAGCGCATTGTTGAAGGCACCGTGATTGATGGCAACACGGGCGAGGTGATTCAGAAGCCACGCACGACCATGCCACGGGCTAGACCCGAGGCAGTCGTTATCGATGACGTTCCCGCGCAGGCCACGTCCGCGCAGCCCGCAGCGACTGCCGCCGCCAAGCCGGTCACAGCAGGCCAGCTCAAGTGGATCGAGAACAAGTGCAAGTCGCTGGGCATCGAGGTCAGCGTGCCTCTTGAGCACCTGGGAATTGAATCGCTTGACGCCATGACGCCAGAGCAGTTCGACCAGATCAAGAACCACCTGATGACGCAGGGCTGATTCGATGCTGACGTTTGACGAAGCCGCCCATAAGTATTTCTGGAACGGCAAGCCCGTTCCGGGCGTGACCAGCATCCTGCAGGCGCTGCACAGCTTCGACGGTGTGCCCGAAAGCATCCTTGTCCCTGCACAGGATCGCGGCACTGCCGTGCACCTGTGCTGCGAATACCTTGACAAAGGCATCCTAGACGAGGACAGCATCGACCCGGCCATCGCGGGCTACGTTGACGCCTGGCGTCTGTTCACCGCCGAAATGCGACCCGAATGGACGCACATTGAGGCGCAGTGCTTTCACCCGGTCATGCGCTACGCGGGGACGGTGGACCGGGTAGGCTTGCTCAACGGCAAGCGGTACGTTCTGGACATCAAGACCAGCGTGGCATCGCACCCCGTCTGGGGTTTGCAGACCGCTGCCTACGCCCACGCGCTGGGAGAAACGACCGCCAGCCGCGCCACGGTGCAGCTGCGCAAGGACGGCACCTACCGGCTGTTGGAATGGTCGGACGCCGCCGACTGGCCAACGTTTGCCTCGCTCATCACGATCAACAACTTTCTTCAAAAACACGGGTAGAAACCCTACCCGCCCGGTAGCAAAACTACCATATAATTCACACGTCAACACCCAGGAGAAAACACCATGACAACCGACAGCATCCTCGCCCCACTCGCCGCCATCCACGCGCCCGACGCCAACCAGCTAAACAGCCGTGCCCATGCGGCCTTGACCATGGTCGAGTCCATGGTGATCGACTCGCAGGAAACCTACGACCTTGCCGCCGACGAACTGAAGGCGATCAAAAGCAAGTCCACCACGCTGGAAACGCAGCGCACCGCCATCACCGGCCCGATCAACAAGGCGCTCAAGGCCGTGAACGATCTGTTTCGTGGCCCGGCGCAGTACCTTGAGCAAGCCGAAAAGATCATCAAGGCCAAGATGCTCACCTATTCAGCCGAGCAGGAGCGCATCGCCGCCGAAGAACGCCGCAAGGCCGAGGCCTTGGTGCGTGCCGAGCAAGAGCGCCTGGCCCGCGAAGCAGCCGCCAAGGAAGCCGCTGCCAAGGCCGAAGCCGACGCCCTGATCGCAGCAGGCAATGCCGAGAAAGCCGCCGAGGTGCAGGCCCAGGCTGCCATCGAGGCCGCGAGTATTACCGCCACGGCGCAGGTAATGACGGCCCCCGTGGTCGAGGTGTCCGTGGCCAAGGTGTCAGGCATCAGCCAGCGCAGCGTGTGGAAGGCCGAGTGCACCGACAAGGCTGCGCTTATCTCCTACATCGCCGCCAACCCAGCGTTTCTCAATCTGGTCGAGGTCAACGCCTCCGCGCTGAACCAGATGGCCAAGGCCATGAAGGAAACGATGCAGATCCCAGGCGTTCGCGCCTTTGAAGAAAAGACGCTGGCCGCGAGCCGCGCCTGAACAGTTACGGGCGGCACGCCGCAGGGATTGCACCTGTGGGTCTGTGAAGGTGGAACGCCGACAGACCCTAACGCGAAGGCGATAGCAGGAACCACCCAGCGCCGGTCTGAGAAGGACGCGCCGCCCACCATTTTTTGAAAGCAACACCATGCAAGACCAAGCAACAAAACGCCCCCCGTTCAAGGTGAACGGGGCGGCAACCATCAAGCACCTGAACGTCCGCAAGGAAGGCCCCGAGGACGACAAGATCATTGCCGTGGACATCAAGCTGGAAATCAAGCATGTGGACCGCCGCTTGTGCGCCTACTTCGATGACGCCTTGGAGGCTTTCTTGTGGCGGGGCAACACGGACGCCCTGATCGCCCGCAACATGTACTTGCAGCCGGTCGCGTTTTCAAACCTGATCACGGGCGCGAGCTTCACCATCGAAAGCAAGACATTCGTCGGCTGTGAGGTGAAGAAGTTTGCGATGGAACCCCGCGACGGTGGCGTGATGACCCTCACCTGCGCCGTTTCTGTGTACCCCTTGGCATCCGAGGTGTCTGGCCTTGCCAAGCTGGTGCAGGACGACGCCCATGTGTCCATCGAAGGCCCGCCCGATCTGTTCGCCTCATCCCCTGACACTCAGGCCGATAAAGGCAGCGCCACAAAAGCCGAAGTCATCAAGGCCGCATCAAAGCTGCCCGACAGCCTGGTGGAGCTTGCCATCTCTCTGGTGAAGGCGCCAGGAGGGAAAGCCAGCATCAGCTATATCCAGCGCAGCATGAAGATTGGCTACAACCAAGCCGCCCGCGTCATGGAAATCTTGGAGCAGAACGGCATCGTCGGCCCCATGCAGCCAAACGGCCAGCGCAAAGTTATTGAAACCGCATAAGGAAACATCATGGCATCACTGAACAAAGTCCAAATCATCGGCAACTTGGGGGCCGATCCTGAAACCAGATACCTGCCCAGCGGCGATGCTGTGACCAGCATCCGGGTGGCCACCACCGAAAAGTGGAAGGACAAGCAGACCGGAGAAATGCAGGAGAGCGTTGAATGGCACTCCATCAGCTTCTTCGGGAAGCTGGCCGAAATCGCCAGCCAGTACCTCAAGAAGGGAAGCCAGGTCTACGTCGAAGGCAAGCTGCAGACGCGCAAGTACACCGACAAAAACGGGGTGGAGAAATTCGCCACCGGCATCAGGGCCGACACCATGCAAATGCTTGGCAGCCGTCAGGGTGGCGATGGCGAACAGCGCCAGGCTGCCCCACAGCGCCAGCAGCGCCCGGCTGCAGCGCC